CTTGCGCACAATCATTTCCGGCGCGCCGTTGCCCAGCTCTTCATCCATCCAGATGAGGCCGTCCGAACCGATGCGCTTCGTGCCTGTCCTGTAGCCTGCCTTATTCAGCGCGTTAAGGGTCGCCTGCTTTTGCGCGAGTGTCGTGTTTGCCGTCTTATACGCCGCTTTAGCCGTCTTCAATGAGTCAGCCGCCTTGTTATAAGCGTCCTGTGCTTTCTTCAAGGCATTATCCGCAGAACTCTTCTGCTTTGCGGTTGATTTCTTGTTGGCGTAAACATCTGCCCGGTTGGCCTTTGCGTTGTCTAAAGCTATCTTCTTTTTATTTAAAGCGTCCTGTGCTTTACTGAGAGTATTAAACGCTTTCTCCCTTGCATTGTAGGCGGTTGTAACTTGATTCTGTGCCGCCTCTAGCTTCCTTTCCTGCTCTTTTGCTTTCTTTTCGAGTCCGTAGTTATCCGTAACCTCCGCAACGATATTATCGAGGCTACCCTTCGCACCGCCCTTAACCGCTTCATTGACGCGCTTCGCAATTTCAAAACCGTCATTACCGGTCAGTCCCATAGCATCAAGCAGAGCCTTCGCGACATTTGCGCCAATGCCCGCCGCAGTCTTCGCGCCGGTGGAGTCGAACGCGGCAACAAGCGCGTCCGTCTGGTCTTCGGAGAATTTTTTGATATTCTCACTTAACACCTTTAGGTCAGCAGGAATCGCCTTATTAATTTCGCTAAGGTCTTTCTTCCTTTGCTCTTTGAGTGCTTTGATTTCTTTTTTGACTTCTTCTTTGACATCCGCAGTATCTTTCCGTGCCTGTTCCGCCGCCGCTTCTTCCTTTTCGTCATAAGCCTTCTGGTAGGCTCTCAACTCTTCGTTCGATAGCATCAACAGAGCCTTAATGGCGGCGATACTCTGCGGACCTTTCTCCGTCAATTCATCCATTAGGGCATCACTAAAGATACCGCGCCGCTGGAGTTCATCAATGGACTTGCTCCATTCCTTATACCCCGCCGCTTGTGTCTGGATGTTAAAGAGCAGTTCCTGTCCCGTTGCGGATGATGACTCGAAATAATCAAACAGGTCATATGCAGACTTGATGGATTCTTTCCGCGCCTCGAAAGCATCCTCGTATTTCTTGTTTGCATCCTGAATCTTGTCGGCATAATCGTCTTCAAGTTCTTTCAGCTTTTCGTTTAGTGCTTCTTTCGCCTCGAAGAAATTGCGGTCCGCCTCGATGCGTTCCGCCGTACCGGCCTTGTAGTGCTTACGGATTTCGTTCCAGTACTGCATTTCGGCTTTAAGGCTGATGTCATAATATGTCTGGTAATTTGACAGTAAGTTGTTAGCCGCGCCGATTGTGCCAATCTCTTTTTTAAGTTTCTTTATCTTGTCGGCAACTTCCTTGTACTGCTTCGTGCCTTTCGCAAGCTGTTTCTTTATCTCCTGCCAGTACTTAATTTCCGTCTGCACGCCTATCTTACCGGCTTTGCGCAGTGCCTCAACGCGCTTTTCCGCGTTTTCAACGATAGCCTCGCGGGCTTCAATGGCGGCTTGCTTTGCGTCCTTTTTCGCCTCTTTGGCTTCCTTACTAAGTTTTTCCCGGAGGGACTTAATCTTGTCGGAGGCGTCATACCATGCCTGCGTGCCGGTCTTCAGGCTCTTCTTGACACTCTGCCAATACTCAAGTTCGTCCTGTTCCGAGACGGTATAAAGTGCGCTGACATTATCGAGATACTTTTTCGCCATCTTCATGATGTCGCTGTAGTACTCTTCTGTGCTCTTCTTTTCGGTCTTCTGGTTCTTTCCGGAGCCGGTCGTTTTGCTCTTGGAGACGCCGAACCCGCTACTAATTTCACGATTAGCAAGCGACCGCCAAGCATAAGCGATGTCAGCGGACCACTGTTCGCCCGTGCTACCGATTTTCTTTTTGTTCCGCTTGAGCCACGATGCGAGGCTTGCAAGCGTCTGGTTCATCTGCTCTTCGGCGGCGTCCATTGTTTCCTTAGTGGATAACTTAATTCCGACCGCCGTACCTTTGCCGAGCATCTTGCCGACTTCATCGCGCATTCTTCTGGATGGTGAATGGATAGCCGCCGCGTTTTTCGCCGCACTAATGGCCTGCGATACCAGTGACGCCGCCGCGCTTGCTATGCTTGACGCCTGTGACAGGATACCGGACGCCATACCAGAGGCAAGCTGTACGCCAACGCCATACAGAGAACCACCAGATGCGCCAGCCTGTGCCGCCTGTGCAAGAGATGAACCGGCAGATTGTGCCGCACCTTGCTGAGAATTGACGCCCTCAACGAAGCTTTCGCCGTCCGTGCTACCGGCGGACTGAAACTCCCCTGACTTGCTCTCTGCGCCCTGCGCACCCTGTTCCGCGATGCTTTCGCCTGCGTCCTGTACGTCTCCGCCCTTGTCTTCGATTGCAGTTGCAGTCTCATCGCCGACCGTTTCGCCAGCTGTGCGCCCGGCTTCTTCAGCTTCACCGGTTGCATCCGAGATGCTTGAAAGCATTTCCTGCATAGCCTGGACGGCGGCGTCCCCACCCTCTTGGATAGCTTCGTCATAGCCTTCAGGGATTTTCGCGCCTACATCTTTTGCAACTTCTTTGAGTGCTTCGCCCTGTCCTTCGATAGCGGCGTTAAGCGATGCCGTTGCCTGTGCGAGTGCCGCAGTCGGGTCTTCTGAACCGCTCTCGATGCCTTCAATAAGTCCATCCGAGATTTTGACGCCGGTTTCTTTGGCGGCCTCAACCGCCTGGTCGAATGCGGTACGGGTTGCTTCGTCAACCTCTCCGCCCATCTGTTCGAGATATTCAACGGCTTTATCAAGGTTCTCCCATTCAATTTCCGTTGAACCCATCTCTTTTGCGCCGACCTTCATGGCGGTTGTGTTCGCCGCCATAATGGTGGCGATTTCGTCCCGTTTATCAATGGCCTGCTCGTAAGCATCCATCAGGGCTTCAACTTTTGACGTGTCACCCTCTGACAGCGCATTTGCAAGCTCTTGCATGAGCTGTGCGCCGTCCGTCCCCATGTCTTGCAGATAACCTAAAAACTCAGGGGTTATCTCATGCCCGACATGGTCTGAAACAGTCTGAAGGTTATTAGAGTAATTCGTCAAACCCTCAATCTGTGAGTTAAGGGATTCTTGAAACTTCGCTATTCCGTTCTCTTCATTCTGTGTCCATGCTTCAAACGGATTAAAATCAAAAGCTTTCTGTGCGGCTTCCTTCGCGGAATCATAGATGTTTCTAATGACATCCGCCGCCGCTTGGTGTGCCTGCTGAATCTGTTGCGCGGCCTGATACTGTGCTTCTGCGTTTGCCCGTGCCGCTTCAGCCGCTTCTTCATCCATCTCCGCAAGCTCTTCTTCGGACTGTGTCGCTTCTTGTGATGCCTTACTTCTGCCCTGATGCCCCTGTATGTGCGCGAGTTCTGCTTCCTGTGCCTTTTGCGCGGCGTCCGCTTCGTCATCCGTTGACTTAGTTACATCATCCAAAGACAGGCCGTATTCTTTAGCGGCTTCCGCTGTCAGGTCGTAACTTTCTTTAGCTTGCCGTGCTACTTCTTTTGCTTCCGCTTCTGCCTTTGTGGCTTCTTCAAGGGAATCCGTTAAACGTTCATATTCTTCATCCCTATAGATATCGCCCATTGCTTCACGGTTAGCAATTTGTTCAGCGTGTTCTTCTTCCCATCTGCTAAGTTCTTCCTGTGCTTTTTTAGCCGCCGCAGATGCTCTCGCCTGATTTACGAGCGCGTCCGTCATCGCCTGAACGTCCTGCTCCATTGACTTCTGGAACGCCTGTTGCATCGCGCCTTGTTCGGCGGCTTTGAATAAGTTTTCAATCGCAGTTGTTGACAACTCAATCTTGCCGGTTGTTTCGTCAAACAGTTCGCCGATTTCAGGAATTTCACCTTTTACAGCGTTAACGGCATTCTGCATCTGATAAAGTTGGAAGGAATCCAGTTCGCCGCCATTATTAATAATGTTCTGAAGGTCAAGGATAATATCCTTATACGCTTCGAGTTCGCTGACCTTGCCTTCCGCCTGCTTTACTTCCGCATCCGCAGAATCAAGCAATCCTTTGACTTCCTGATTGCTTTTTTCGATATCCTCAATAAACTGTTCAAGCTCTGTCTTCTGCGGATTAAGTGCATCTGTGATGCCATTAATTAAGCCTGTCGCAACTTCCACAGCCCCAGTAAGCGGACCCTGTACATGGCTATATAGTTCGATACCTAAACCTTCCGCCGCGCTGTTTAACTCAGTTATCGCGCCTTTCAGGTTGCCTTGCATCGTGCCTGCCATGTTGGCGGCTGTGCCGTCAGCGTTCCGCAGTGCATCCTCATATCCGGAGATGTTGCTCATGCCTTCCGTCAAGATCATGTTAAGACCGCCAACGGAACGGGATGTAAACGTTGCCGACAGAGCCGCCGCACGTTCCGCATCTCCCATGCCTGCGGTCGCGGCTTCAACGTCCGTCAGGATGTCTGTCAGGTCGCGGAAGTTTCCGTGTGCGTCCGTAACCGCAACGGACGTATCGCCAATCTGAATCGCGCCGTCCTTCATTTTCGCAGTGATGTCGCGCATGATGGCGGACAGCTTCGTCCCGGCTTCAGCTCCCTTTATGCCCTGATTCGCAAATGCCTCGAGGATTGATGTTGTAGTCTCTGCATCCTGCCCAGCCGCGTGCATAGTCGCGGCACAGTTGCCGAACGCGTCCGCCAGCTGTACGGTTGTGGTATTACTGTTGGCCTGCGCGAATGCCATTTCATCCGCAAGCTTTGACGCATCACCTGCCGCCAGACCGAATGCGGACAAGTTATCCGTCACGATGTCCGAAGCCTGTGCAAGGTCCATCTGAGACGCCGCCGCGAGGTTAAGCACGCCGTCAATGCCGTCAAGCATCGACTGAGTATCCCAACCGGCAAGAGCCATATATGAAAACGCATCCGCTACTTCTGTAGCCGAATACTGCGTTGACGCGCCCAGCTCTCGCGCCTTATCACTCAGCGAGTCCAGTTCGGAGCCGGTCGCGCCTGACAGGGCGGAGACTTTATCCATCGCCTGCTCAAAATTCGAGCCAACCTCAACAACATACTTAGCGGCTTCAACGGCTTTTTCACCGAGTTCCTGTATGGCTTCCGTAGCAAGTGCGCCAGCCTTCAGCATTGCGCCCTGTTTCAATGTTTCGCCGAGTGATTTAACCTGTGAGCCTGCCGCTTTGGATTCCTCACCGGCTTCCTTTACCTCTTTGCCGTATCTGTCAATTGAGGTCGCGCAATGGTCCGCGCTGTTCTTCGCTTCGTCCAGATAACGCGCGTTGTCGTTTAACGCCTTGCTGTTCTGTTTGACATCAGACTCCGCCTTGCTGACCTTCGTATCCCATGCCGTCAAGTTTCCTTCAGCTTTGGCATACTCCTGCGCTTGCTTCTCCATTGCACGCTGTAATTCGTCAACAGCGTGTGCCTGCGCTTTGTAAGCATCACTGGAGGTATCGCCCGCACGCTCCATATCCTTGAGCGCATTTTCGGCGGTTGACAGCTTCGACTTTAATTCTTCGAGTGCTTCAGCGGTTTTCTTATAATTGTCGCGTGCATGGCTCTGTCCGTTCTTCGCCTGACTCAATACGCGGTTATAAGCGTCCTGAGACTGCTTCAGCGCATCTTGCTTCTTCGTCAGTGCCTCAAGGGAATTAGCCGACCCGCTGTATTCATTTTTCAAATTCTTAAGCGTCTGGTCACACAGCTTCGCGCTTTGCTGTGCGTTTCGCATCGCCTGAGTAAATTCCTTCTCGCCGTCCAATGCGAGAACTATTCCGATTTTATTCGGCATAATTTCCCCCATTAAAAAACGCCCGTATTACACGGGCGGTAGTATTCTTATGGTAAATCGTCAATTCCTTGCGTAGGCTTCTTGAGTCCGTTCATTTCCTGATACTCATCAAACAATAAGAAAAATTTGCGCGGTGTCATCCGCATTAGTTCGTCCTCTGAATAGCCCAAACGCATCTGTCCAATATACAGGAGCCGCGCAATGTTTAACTGTTCGGCTCCTTTGCCCGGTCCGAGTCCTTACCGTCTTCGTCATCCGGTTCCGGGACTGAGTAGCCATAACTCTTAGCTATCGCCCGGTTAATCTGCGGCATGATAATCATGTCGATATTGTCCTTGACGTATTCAAGCGTTAACTCTTTCTTGTTCGTGCCTTCAATGCGGTTCTCGCGCCTGATAGCATGGTTAATAAGTGTTAACGCCAAAAAAGCCACTATGTCGGACTGCTCCGCCGCGTTTCCTGTGCGCTGGAAGACTTCCGGAACGGTCATATCATATTCGGACTGGATGTCATCAACGACAGAAAGGGTGAAGAGAACGTGTCTCTCCACCCCGTCAAGTAACGTCAGAGGTGTGCCGATCGGTTGCAGGTCGCTCATGGTTTACCCCCTTTTCAGTTGTTTAGTTATTTATCCCGGGTTGGCCGGGTTGGCCGGCGTGGTTGTTGTTACGCTGAGTTTTTCGTCAATCCATGCCTTTGCAAGCGCAAGAGTGTCGAAGGTCTGGCGCAGTTTCCAGATTCCGTCTTCCGGAATAAGGATGTCACCCTCAAGGGTGATGTGGTTGAACTGCACGCTCTCTTCCTTCGTGTTGTTCTCATCTGCCGGTTCCGCAAACTGGACCTTTGTGTAAATCTTTGCTGTCCACTTGCTACCGGACTGTCCAACACAACCGACACCGACAAACGGCGCGACATCATCAACATTATGCGAGATGAGGTTTTCAGACTTGCTGTGACCCAGAAGCATGGTGTAAATCTCATCCTCATCATGGTTGAGTTCTACGGTCAGCGTGCCGCCGGTAACGGACTTGTCAGTTTCAACAACACGGTCATCGCCGTAGTCTTTAACATCAGATGTGTTTGCGGAGCCGCTGAGAGCCGCCGCCGGGCTGAGATGCTTGCCGCCGCTAAATTCTCCGGTCGTGTCATTTCTGATACCAAAAGCAACGTATCTTAATCCTTTTTTAGACATTTAATCGTCCTCCTGTTCTTCTTCGTACTCGCATTCGAATACTATGTGATATGTTTCTGTTTCATCGTGCCGCAAGACTGTAACTTCAGGATACGTGAACCCCCAACCAAAAAGGGCGTTCCGTATCTTGTCCAAGTCGGCGCGATAATTATTTTTTCCGCTTCTGCGGTCATCCTGCCACACCGGCAAATACAAGTGAACCTGAACGCTTGCGAGGTCCGCGTGTGGTGCATCGTCTCCGAAGTTCGCACCCTGTAAGAGTGCGTAATTGTAAACGATGTATCGCTTTTCCTTGCCGTCATACTTGTCCGGCACTACAGGATAACCAAATTGTTTTAATGCTTTTTGGATTGCCGCAAATGCCGTCATCACTCTAACTCCAGTTCTGCTTGTAGTGTGGCTTCTATACTTGCCATGCATGGCCCTGTTGCCGCTGACGCCGCTCCCGAACGCCATTCACGCGGGGCCATGTGTGGCGCGCCATACTCCAGATAGGCCGCTTTTTCGCCGTTCCGCACTCCCCTAGCGTCACGGCCTGTCGGCATGGCAACTGCATAAGCTCCATAAGAGTTTATTTTTGCTGATGTGGACACAATGGAACCAGAAACGGAGCCGGTCGCATACGGGCCGTGTTCAACCGCCGCGATACGCGCCCGCATGGTTGCTTCGTTCATGGGCTGTGCTTTGTCGACCGCTTTTCTCGCGACCTCATTCATCTTCCCCAAGTCCGCGAGTTTGTCCAGCTTTTTCAGCACCTCATCAAAACCAGTAACCTCAATGTGTGCCAATCAAACCAGCTCCCTTCTTTCCGTCCACAACTCCATAAACCTCCCGCCGTCCCCATATGGGTTAGGTGGGCGGACAATCTTGTATTCTTCCGGCTCCGTCTTTCCTCGTGGATGGTATCGTACAATCATGTCCGTGTTTATTTCTGTGGACGTCCAACGGATGAGGAACCTCCGCTTCGTAACGGAGAAGTCTGATCCGGACTCCAACGCGTGCGTCCCGCTTTCATCCGTGACCTTTGCGCGGCACTTCCGAATCAGTTTTTCTTCTCCCCTGGTCTCAAACCCTTCCTCATCCTGTTCCATTGCACCCGGCAGAATAATTTGAATCGAGCGGTTTAATGTTCCCGGATTAAAATTGTTAAATCCCGGCATTCAATCACCCCGCTTCCGCTTCTGTTATCTGCTCTATCTGTAACTGCGTGATGAGCGACCTCATCATCAGTGTAGCGTTACTGGAGACGCTATAACCTTGCGTGCTTGTAGCTGTTAACGTTCTGTTTTCATAAATGTCTTGCATGGCGGCAAGGTATAGCATCTTTGCGCGCGCTTTGGATTCGTCAAACTTGCCTACAGCATTTATGACAAATTCCTCTGCGGCCTGCATCATCAGCGGCAATATATTATCGTCTTCGTCCCCGTCAATTCTGAGGTAGTCTTTAACCTGTTCAAGTGTCATGGTTTACCCCTCCTGCGCTAAGAACTCTGCGATAATGTCCGCCTTACGTGTTGCGGTTATCGTGTATCCTTTTTCCGCCGCTATAGCCTTAATCTGCGCTATAGTCAACGCTTGCAATTCGGATTCCGACAGCTTGCCATCTGAATCCGTGTCAGCGGTAGCGGCGGTTATCAGTTTCCCGATACTGTGATATAGCCGTTAACGATGGCGGCAGAGTCAACAACTTCCGCATCGAGTCTCATGATGCCCCGGAAGATAGTCAAATCTTCTTCAAATGCGTTGATGGCCGCCGCTCCGGTTCCGACTGCCGCCACATCAGAAACGCTGATAGTGAGCTGTTTGCGGTCGAAAATACGGCAATATTCCTTCAGGTCGCCAATGACGAACGGAATCTGATTGGTAGTCTGATTGTCAGCCTGAGTGCTAGTCGTAGCCATAACGCCGTTCGGAACCACAACAACCGGAACCCTACGAGCACCAATTGCAAGAGTCATACTAAACGGATTGTCCGGATTGATGTCCGGCTGAAGCAGATATCTGCCGTTCTGGTCTCTCAGAGTGTCAAGGTAGTTCAGACCGTCATCATTAGTAACAATGGCGGATGTTGCGGCGAATGCCTGTCCGAGTGTGACGTTAAGGGCTTTCTTAATCTTGTCAAGCGCGCCTTCGCCTGTGACCGGTGTAAGGTCTACAGCGGACTTTGTAGCGATAGCCGCAAGGATAAGATTGTTTCGCGTAGCAACGTCCTCTTTGCCAAGCCAATCAATTAGTGCCTGAGAGATATTAGCGTCAGAGTCCTCAAGGAGTTCATTCGTTACCGTGAGATATCCCGCATATTTCTCAATTGTGTAATCAACCGGTGTGAAGGTCGGGCCGTTCTTTGCGCCGATCTTTCCGGCTTCAGCAACCTTTGCAAAACCTGTGTGATTGCTACGAGTCTGGTATGTTCTGCGTCCGGACATCGTTCCAACAGACTCCGTAGATACGAGAGACTGAAGACTGAAGTTTGCTTCGCGGAATTTATTGATTCTGGTCTGGATGTCCTCCGGAACAGTGTAGCCGCCGTCTGCCGGTGTTCCTTCGTTGTTCATGTTTCTGAAGCCTCTGCGAGCGGCCTGTGCGAACTCATGGATAGCATCCTTTTTGTCTTCAAGCGGCTTTCCTTCCGGCTCAACTGTGCCGTCCCCGTTCGGGTCCATAACGTCCTTCATCAGGTCGAAAGCGGCCTGCTTGTCCTGAAGTTCCTGTTTTGCCTGCTTTGCTTCTTCAATTTTTCCCTGTTCTGTGAGATTGATGACCTGAGTCTTGAGGCCGTTAATCTCATCGAGAAGTTCTCTGAGTTTTCTGTTCATGATGTTTTTCCTTTCTTAGATTCCGTAAGAGTTAGATTCCATAAGAATCTATATCTTTTAAGAGTTCCTGTTTTTCCGACTCAATCCGGTCGGCTTCTGCTTTTTCGGCAAGAACCTTTTTCCGGATTTCGTCTGTAAGTCTCATGCCTGAGACGCCTGCGACCATGACCGGCGCGGATTCTGTAAGAGCGTCCACGAAACCCATCTCGACCGCCTGATTAGCTGTCAGCCATGTCTCACGGTCCATAAGCTTCAGAATTTCTTCCTCGCTCTTGCCGGTCTTATCAACATAAGCCGCCGCGAGTGCTTCGTTCATCCGCTTAAGGATTTCGGCGTTTTTCTGCATATCATGGTAATCACCAGCCGCGCCGAACATTGAGACATTGTGAATCATAATCATAGCCACTGGACTAATCTCTGAATGATTTGCCATTGCTATGACAGACGCGGCAGAACCGGCAAGGGACTGGATAACGATATCGACATCATCGCGTCCGTGAAGTAATGAGTAAATCTCACTACCAGCAAAAACCGAGCCGCCGCCCGAATTAATCAGGACTGTTAAGCGTTCTCCGTCCGGTTTGGCTTTGATTGCGCTGGCAATGTCATTCGGACACGTGGAATCCCATTCCAACCAGTCGTAAAACCATTTATCATCATTACTGATAATGTCGCCGCAAATATTAATCTCCGCCATTAGCTCCGTTCCCTCCTTTCTGCCACTGTTTACCGACATCTGTAACGGGAATATAATTCCCGTTGCACATCAGGACGTCACCGCCGTCAATGGCAGGCCGGTCAAGTAGTTCGCGGCCTTCGTTCGGCGTGTACAGGGCGTTGTTGACGCCTGTTCTGATTGCGTCCATCTGCGTTTTTGTGTCGGTGCGTAGAATGGCTTTTTCGTTAAACTTAAAAAAGAAGCCTGCGAGGACTTCTTTTTTTGACAAAACCTTATAGTTAATTTCCTGTTCATACTGCGCGAGGCGGTACAGCATCGTATCAACCAAGAAAGACAACTGTTGCATCTCGCTATTTGAATAGCTCGACTTTTCGTAATCGTTCAATTGGTTCGGTTTGATGCCGAATGCCGCCGCAATCTGAAGCGCGGTGTATTTCCGTAGGTCGATAAACTGCGCGTCTGCCAATGACATCTTGATGGGCTGAAGCTGGAACCCAAGCGGAACAGCCACAACCTTTCCGGCGTTCTTTGCGCCGCTCAACATACTGTTATATTCATTCTGCAAGGCTATACGCTTTGCTTTATCAATCTCCCCTGTGTACTGCAACGCCATAGAAGCGGACAGCCCCGACTTATACAGCGTGTTGAGGTATTTCTGCGACTCAGCCGCGCTGTCTACAGTCTCCGCGAGGATTTCCCGCACAGATTTGCCTAAGATGCCGTCAATGCTCATCCATGTCTTGAAGTGCATCACGGCGTCATCCCTGAAAACACGCGTCTCCCCTGACCGCGCATCCGCATAACGGTAATAGATGCGCCCCACGTTCCCGAAGATGCCCGCGTCATCAATTAGCACGGTGACATCCTTAGTCGGCATAGGCCAGTAGGCAACCGGCACATACTCCCCACCATATTTGCCAGATTTTCGGTAGCGTGTCTGAATCCACACATAAGCGTTTCCGTAGTGTTCGCAGTTAAACTCTACAGTCGTCCAGAAGGTCGCGGGCGTCATAAATTGATTCGGTCTTGTCATCAGTATCCGCGCCGCCTCTGACGGCTCTGCACGGATGCGTCCCCGCTCCGTTTGCTGGTAGAATTTCAACGGCAACTTGCCCATTGTCTCCGAAAGCATCTTGAGGCAAGTAAAGTATGTTGCTTCGTTAATAGCCTTGCGGCTCCCAGAAGCATCAATACCCAACCACTCCAAGAGCTTCGGGTCATCGAGCGTAGCCGTCTCCGCACCAACCAGCGCACGGAACGCGCTTCGAATATTCTTAAAAATTCCCATTTTGTAAGTCCTCTATAAACTTTGTTAGGTACTCGTCATAATCATCACCGAACTCGTGATACATCGCCAATTTGTAAGCGCACAGCGTAGCGTCAACCGGGTCGATTCTCTGAATGGTGGCGTCTTTGTCAATCTTAATCAATCCGTTGTTGCGCCGAACTACGGCGTTCGACATAGCAAAATTCAAAAGCGGGTTATACAGGTATTCGATGTTTCCACAATAAACTTGTTCCCTGAATCCCTGTGTGGATTCGTTCAATGATTTATGAGATTGAAATACTTCTTCAACCTCATAGCCTTCATTGCTCAAATCCATCATTATCTTACTGGCATTATTCGGATCGAAGCATAACGTCTGAATTTTCCAGTTGTGTTCGTGACAGGTGTCAAGCACATACTTCATAACCCGAGACTGGTCCACAATCTGCGTGTCGGTGACTTCCAAAAAACCGAGCCGTTCGCACATCTCGTAGTCAAAATGGTCGAGTCTTGTGCGTTCAACAAGTTTTTCCCGGTTAGGAATAAAGCTGTGTGTGTAGAGTATATATTTAACAACCGGGTTCCCCATGTCATCATGGTCGCCCGTTTGATAAGGAATGATGAAGGCTACAGAAGTTAAGTCGATTTTGCTCGACATATCGAAGCCCACATAAACAGGCGCGCCGGTTGTGTCTATGCTGACTTCTTCAACCTCGCACGCCTTCCATTTCGCCATATCCATGTAACCGCCGTCTTTGGCCTGCACCCAGACATCCATCATTTTCGTCAGGAAGCCGGTCATCTTTTCCGGGACTTCCTTCGCAATCTTGTAGGCGTCCCGAATCTTCTCCCGGCCTTCTTTATAGCTCATTCGTATAGGGTTGGCCTTATACCATAGTTTTTCATCATCCAAGCGGTCTAAGTTGGCGTAATCTTCCGGGTCTAGTTCACAGATGTCCACCAAATAGGTGTCATCTTCGAAATCTATGTCCGGATTCAAAATCTTCGCACACAGCTTATATTCCTGTGTATATGCCGGGTATGTCAGGTTACGACCCGCCGTTGTGATAATCATCAACAATGATTCTTTCGAGTTAGAACCCATGAATAAATCATAGTAATCCGTGTTCGGATGCTCATGATATTCATCCAGAATCATTCCGGCCGGGTTTGAGCCGTCCCCGTTCTTGCTGTCGTCTTTAGACAACATTTTGATATAGGAGCCGTTTTTCATGCTCGAAATTTCGTTGCGTGTCACCCTGAAGTGACGTTTCAACGGCGAACCGTTCAACATATACCGTGCTTCGTCAAAAACTTTCCGGGACTGGTCTTTCTTAACGCCTGCCGTGTAATACTCGTATATTTCGCCGTGCCGGTTCGACTCAACGCCGATTTCAAAAAGTGCAATCCCGGCCTCTTCCTGAGACTTGCCATTCTTTCGTGCGACTTCCGTGAACGACTTAGTGAACCGCTTCCGTCCGTCATCCTTCCGCCGCCATCCATAAAGCTGACAATGGCGAAACTTCTGCCAATCCGTCAAGTCTATCGGCTGGCCTGCAAGCACGCCGGTTCTGTGCCGGAGCAAGTGGAACCATTTGACGATTTCAGACGCCTTTTTTTCGTCCCATTCATAAGGATATTCCGGGTCCGTCTGGTATCGCTTCAGGTCCCGCAAAAACCGCTCACACGCCCATTTGTGTTTTTGACAACTGATTATTTCCCCTGAGATGCATTTGCGGGCGTATAACTCTATATCGTTGAGAATCATTCGAAGAAATCTCCGAACTCTTCCCGCAGTTCGTCATCCTCTTTCTTCACTATCTGGCTTGCAAACTTAAGCCGTGATGAAATATCCATGCCTAAACGACTGCCATATTTCCGTTGCTCATCCGATGCCACCGCAACCTTTTTCATGACGGTCAATTGATACTCAGCATCATTCGGATTTTGCTTCAGCTTCTTAATAGCTTTGCAATACTGCGACCAGGCATTGCAATAACTGATTAGGTTATCCCTATCAAGGTTGTTCGCCATCAGATACCGGCGAAGGTCGGGAAGAAGCCGGTTCCATGTCTCAACGGCTTTCTCATCAATCAATTCTGTCGGGATTTCGTCAAGTTCATTATCTCGCCAGTCCGAAATTGCTCTTTCTTCTGCCTCTTTCTGCTGTTTTCTCGCTGTTGTCAAATCGCCTGAAGAGTTCGCCAACAGCTTGCGAGTTCTTCCCATAGTTCACACCTCAATTCAACTTTTTTTACAAATTCACGCACAAAAAGGAGGGCTAGCGGTCGAGTCGAACCGAAAATAAACTTTTTCGATACCCCCTCCGGGCCTTCAGAGACTTTTTTCTGCGTCCTCGCGGTACTTTTTGCAGTACGAGCGGAGTTCAGCCCGGACCGCTTCGATGTCTTCGGACTTATAGCGGTCGTGAATCTCTTTGTGGGATGCTACGGAAACGGGGATGTGGTTCGCCGGGTCGTAGAAGAGTTGCGGCGCGTCCAGTGCTTCCGTGATATGATGTATAACGGTCGCCGGTAAAACCTGATTATGCCGAAATAATGCATAAATATCGACATGGTCATATGTGTTAAAGCATTGTTCACGGGCTAATAACCATTTATACGTGCGATATTCCTTGCGCACTCCGTCAGTTCTGTTCGAAGTGTTCCGGCGTTCCTTCTGGCACGGACACGTTGTTCCCGCTTCTATTCTTTTTCCACAGCGTCCGCACCTACGGTAGATCACTGTCCTGTCCTTCTCTCGCTCTTCTTCCGCGCTTCTTCTCGCTCTGTGCTTGCTACTCTGTGCCATCAGGTGCAAACAAAAGGACACCGGCCTTAATGACCGATGCCCTAATGAAGGAGGTGTTCAACCATGAAGTCAGACAATATCTTCCCTTGCAACCTTTGGCAGTTTAACTATAACACAGACACCACATGACATAACATGACATGATTAGTTAATGCGGGATATGGGTTAATACTTAAAGTGCGTAAGCGCATCACCATGTAAGCGAAGTGTATGTCGTTCAGTATAGTGAAGCATATCCGCAATATCTGAGAACCGATAACCGTTGATATACCGATTATACAGAATATCCTTTTCCGTATTGCTGTCCATCTCTTCGATGCGTTGCGTGATCTCATCGCGCAGTGCAACACAGCGGGACTTTGCTTTGTTTATCCGTGCGTACAGCTTGTCGATGCGGGCGGCATAGTCTGACAGGTCGTGCGTGGCATTGTGTGCGTGTGGCATCCCGTCAAGGTTCTGCGACTTTGCTGACGCGTACTCAGCGCGCAACTCTGCAAGCTGGTAATCGTAGTTGCGAATCAGGTTCCGCGCCGCCCAGTAAGACAACAGGTACTTCTTTTTTCGTCTGTTTGATTCCGTCATTTATGCCTCCGTCTTCGCTCATACCATATCCCCGCGTCATATCCGTTAACATAGCCAACCACCGCCCCCACGCCCACACCGAACATTAGCCCAACCATAAAAGTAATCAACAGCATCACCCTTCCCCGTTTGCAATCAGCAGAGCCATAAGAAATACCCCAAACACCCCGCCCGCTATAAAGCTAATAACTCCAACCAAGATAATCATTTTGCTTATCCCATATTACGAAGAAGCAACGCCGTATAAAGC